TTCCTTCGCCATTTGATATATGGCAAGAGGGGAAGAGGTTCTTTCCTTCGCCGTTCAAAGGAAAAAAAGACGCATCCGGCCAGCGGTCGGCGTCGCCGTCTTTTCGTTTGTTCCTTTGATTTTGAGTTTGAAGACCTGGCCGCTTCATGCCCCGGCGTCCTTCCTCGAAAATCCTTACAATAAGGATTTTTGAGGAAGGGTGAAGGGTGCGTGACCTGCCCGCTTCATGCAAATTTTTAGTTCACGAAAAATCCTTACAACAAGGATTTTTCGTTGAAAACGCGTTGAAAGCGCGCCGTCCGTTTTCATCGTGCAAACCCGACGGCGTTTTTAGAATATGCCAACTCAATTTCTTGTCATCGGCAAAAACGATGACGACCGCGAAGCTGCGTTCGCTTTGCTAACCCGCAAAGTCTTCTCCACCTACGAGGAAGCCAAACAACACGCCGACCAGCCCGAGCGGGCGCATCGGAATCCTCAAGTGGTCGAGTGCCACTTCCCAATAATCGACGACATCCGTGTGAAGTAGTCGATCTGTTTAGTTCACGAAAAATCCTTATTGTAAGGATTTTTTGTTGAAAACGCGTTGAAAACGCGCCGTCCGTTTTCATCGTGCAACCCGACGGCTTTTTAATTATGCCAAAAGCAAAAAAAGCGCCCGTCAGCGCGCCCAATATCTGGGCAATGACCTACGCAGAAGGGCTTGCTCTGGAGCAAGCCGACCGCATCATCCGCTTCAAAGCGGAAACAGAAGCAGGCCAGCGTGCGTTTGCCGCCATCGGCAAGCTGTATCGCATCATCGACAAGAACCTGCCGAAAGGCAAGTTCATCAACAGCGTTCTGGGCGACGCCGGAATCAAACCCGGCACGATCAGCAACGCATCCTACGGCGCTCGCGTCTTCGATCTGGTCGAAGCGGGACACCTCACCGAACCCGAGTTTGACCAGCTCACCTTCGCCGAAGTGGCGATCATCGCCCGAGTCATCACCGACAAGAGCAAGCGCAAGCTCACTCCCGAGCAGGCTGTGGAGATCGTCCGCCAAGGCGGCGACTTCCAAGCCGACCTGCAAGCGATCTACGACACCGGCCTCACCGCCGCCGAAAAGAAAGCTGTCGAGGACAAGATCAAGGCCGACAAGGAAGCCGCCGAGGCCGAGGCCAAGCTGAAAGCCGAAGAGCAAGCCAAGGAGCTTGCGGAGGCTCTCAAGCGGAAAAAAGAGTTGGAGGAGCAGCTCGCCGCACAGAATGCGAACCCACCCGCCGAGCCTGCACCGGCTCCGACGCCCGATGCCAAGGTGACGCCTGCCGCCGAGCCTGCACCGGCTCCGGCCCCCGCCAAGGTGACGCCTGCCGCCGAGCCTGCTCCGGCTCCAGCAACTGCTCCCGAGATGCCGCCGACGGCAACGGAACTCCTCGCCCTGTTGGACGAAATCCAAGAGGCCATGAAAGCCCTGACCGAAGAGGATCAAGGGGTGGTCGGCGCTCGCCTCTGCGAAATGGCAAGCGCCTTTGTCGAGAGCGGCAAGGCTGTCGCCAAGTAATCGAGATGCAGGGGGTGCGAAAGCACCCCCTGCTTTCTCTTTTTTTCACCTCCCCAGCCGTCCGCGCCGTCCGTCTGAAAAACCTGAAGGCGCGTTGACCCTTAAAACTTTCTATGCGGCGGCGTCCGCGCATGGCCGGAGACTGATAGACCTCCGTGGCGGTTCGACCCCGCCTGCCGCTGCCAATTTCAACCTGCGATGGCAACCAACCCATCGCGCCCGACCCCGACCGGGTGATGCCGTGATTGCGTGGCCACGCCTCGGCAAGAATCGGAATCTGGTGCCCGACTGCTCCACTTTGATCAAGTGGAAGGACTTTCGGGAGTCCAGCGCCGCCTACGGGCGGCGCGAATCCATTTTTTTCACCACTTTCGTTTATGAACATCACCGACACCGACAGGATAAACTGGATCGAAGAAGGCCATTGCGTCATGTGCTTATCCAGCAGAGAAGGAACGAGCAAAGACACCCCCCGCTTCATATTTACAGCAGATTTTGAAAATCAAGAGTGGGGAGAGTTCCCGACCGCCCGAGAGGCTATCGACTTTGTAATCAAAAAATCCTTATCATAAGGATTTAACGCTTTAATTTAGCGATCGCACGGGATACCCGTGCGTGGCTCGTCTAAATACCCTCGCAGGCGGAGCCTGCGCTGCGTGACCCTGGGCACGCAGATACCCAACCAACAATCCCAGGGAATCTCTTTCCGACCACTCTGTGTCCTCTGTGTCCTCTGTGGTCAACCTAACAGCAGCAAACCAAACAACACCAAAACCATGAGCAAATCGCAATTCGTCACATCCGCCCCCGAGATCACCCCGCTGATCTCCGGCCAACCCATCGCCGCCACACGGAAGAAGTTTTCCACCGGTTCCGTGGGCTACAACCTGAACGGCAAAGTCACCCTTGCGGACGGCACCCGCCTGCAAGTCACCGGCAACGCCATCGTCATCGGCAGCAAGGACTGGAGCGAGTAATGCCACGCCACCTTTCCGAAATCCTCTGGGAAGACAAGGAGCAAGCGGAATACCGCGCCGCCAAGGCGCGGTTCTTCCGACTCCTCACCATCCTCTTAACCATCCTCGGCATCCTCGCCGTCCAAATCTTCTCTCTGCTATGATCCTCAACAAAGAACTCCTCGCACAATCCCTGCGCCACCTGCTCCGCACCACACCGCGCAAGCCCACGCTGCCGATCCTCTCCTGCGTGAAGATCGCCGCCGTCGAAGGCGCAATCCTGCTCACCACCACCGACTTGGAAAGGGAGACGACCATCTCCATACCCGCCCCGAAGCCCATCGGCCTCGCCGCAAAGCTGGCCGCGAAGCGGGCTGTGCCGCTCGTGGTGCCAGCGTCCGTGCTGGCAAACTGCGCGAAATCGGCAGATGCCGGAAGCGACATTCACATCACCGACAAAAGCGTAACCTTCCAGCTAGCTGGGAGTTGGAGCGCCGTGCCAGTGGAAGGCTACCCCGCCGAAGAGTGGCCCTCCTCGCCCACTGGGGCCGAGACACTGGTAGGAGCACGCTTTGGCTTTGGGAGCGACCGCATCAAGCGCCTCCTGCGCTGCGTCTCCACCGACGAAACCCGCTATGTGCTATGTGGCATTTACTGGGATAAAAGCGGCGACCTTGTGGCGACCGATGGCCGCCGCCTGCATCTTGAAAATAGCGGCACGGCCTGCCCCGTGGAGAACGGCATCATCATTCCCACCGCCGCCTGCAAGCTCATCCCCGAGAATGCCAGCGTCTCCCTCATTTCCACAAGCAACGAGGAACCACCCCGCTTCATGGTCTTCACGGCACAAGAAAAAATCCTTACGATAAGGATATTATCAAAACTCTTGGAGGGCAAATATCCCAATTACAGGAATGTCATCCCCGAACCCTCCAGCAAGACGCTGCGCTTCAACAACGAGCAGGCAGCCGCCTCGCTCCGCAAGCTCGCCGCCATGGCGAAGAAAACATCCGTAAGACTCACACCATCCGACCACGCCATCACCTTCAGCGTGAAAGAATACTATGATGGCACGCCCTGCGGCTCCTTCACCCAGCCCGCCGTCATTACAGGAGCCTTGGAGAGTATCACCTTCGACACCGGCTACCTCATCACCGCCTTGGAAAACGGCGGCGACTGCATCGACTACGCGGACGGCCTCTCCCCCGGCCTCATCACTGGCATCGGCAACCGCACCCATGTCCTCATGGCCATGAGGACAACCGACTCCGCCCCCAAACCCTCCACCCCCGAACCCGACGACGAGCCTTGCGAGGAGGAAGAAGAAGAACCCTGCGAGGCATAACTTAAAACTTAATCCTTAAAACTTAAAACTCTTATGCACACCCTCTGGCAAGCCACCATCAAGTTTGGCCGTCCCGGCCAAAGCAAAACCGACGACGAACTCACCGAGCACCTCACCGACCACTTCCACACCGGCAAGAAGGCGCTCAAAGCCGTGAAGCAACTCTGGGGCAACAGCCTCGACGACCTCGCCTCCTGCGAGCGCAAGGCGCGCAAGTTTCACAAAAACATGACCTTCGACGGCATCGGCGACATCCGTGTGTGCGTCGAAGCCGAGCGCGAGAAATGGCTGGCAACCATGGGCGAATACGCCGCCGCCTACCGCGACCTTGCCCAAAAGTGGCTCGACAGCTACGACATCTGGCTGGAGCAGGAACGCTACGACAAAAACGGCGCGTTCAGACTTGAGGACTACCCCAGCCGCGAGAGCCTCGCCAGCAAGTTTCGCGTCCACTACGCCATCCTCCCCATGCCGGAGCCAAACGCCTTCGTGCGCGACGCCCTCACCGACGAACTCGGCAAGCGACTCGCCGCCGACTACGAGCAACGCCTCGCCAACACGACCGCGCAGATTTCCCGCTCTGTCTTGGATAACCTCCTCAGCCTCATCGCAGACACCGCTGAGAGCCTTGCCAACGAAGGCCCGATCGTGGACAGCGAGAACCGCAAAGGCCCACTCGCCAAACTCCAGGAATACCTCGACCGCATCCCCGCACTCAATATCACCAACGACCCCACCATCACTGCCATCGCCGCCCAAGCCCGCACCAAGCTCGCCTACTCAGCCGAAGCCCTGCGCAAGAACCAACAGACCCGACAGCTCGCCGCCGTCCACGCAAGCAACATCGCCATGCAATTCGGCGCAACCACCCGCAAAATCGCCAAAGCCGCATGAGCACCACCTCACTCCTCAAAACCGAAATAGACAGCCTCGTGATGGAGAACCAAGCCCTCCATGCCGAGATGATCGCCAACGAAAACCAAGTCGCCGAGCTGCAACGCCAGCTCCGCATTGCAGAGCAGGAACTCGCCGCCCTCCACGCCGAAGCCGCCAACCGCGTCCTGCAAATCCACATTCCCAGCGGCCCCGACCTCCAAGCCCTCGAAGCCGCCGCCGACAATATCCCGCTCACGCCCCACCAACTCAGCCGCCTCAAGACACTCGCCAGGGAATTTCTCTTCCTATGCCTGTAAAAAACCCACTCCCCATCCCACGCAAGTTCCAAGCCTCCGTCACCTTCGACCGCGACCACCTCCTCCTCGCCAAGAAATACGGCGGCGTCCCCGTTCTCATCCCGCGAGGCCGCCGCATGGCCCTCGCCATCCGACTCCCCAACGGCGAAATCCTCCACGACTTCCGCAAGGAAATCTCCGCCCTCACCAACGCACTTACCAACAAAATCAAGGGAACATGACAAATACCGAAAAATTCAGAATCGAACTCGAAAGGGCTTACACCCATCTTTTCCAAAGCGATCCAGATTACGCCTATGCCGCTTCACGCAATACCCCGCAAGGTTTGGCGGAAAAAACGACATCGGCATTCATGGAGCGGGCGGCAAATAAGGACGGAAAAGGCGTCAAAATAGCCTGCAAGACCCTTGGAATTAAACACACATACAAGGGCATTTTCTCTTTCCTCTCTAATGATGACGCGATGGAAGACTCAGCCGTAAGTGGCCAAATCGACGCTGCTTCGCTTGGGTTTAAGGCGCGCCCAATCCTTCGCCTGCTCTCGCTTAAATCACAACTCGCCGAAAATCCTTAAAACTATTATGCCCACCACCACCCTGCCCCGCCTATACAACCACATCAACCAATCCGGCATTACCACCGGCCCAAAAAAACTCGCCCTCATGCAGCAAGCCTGCCGTCTTATGGAGGTGCCACTCTCCAGCGAGAATCTGGATGCCGAGGGAGATGCCATTTCCACCCTCCTGCGCGTCAAGATATTCAATCCGTGCGGCGGCTGGACTTGGTATATCCAAGACTGGGACGGCGAAGACACCTGCTTCGGTTGGGTCGAGGGCATCGAGCCGGAGTGGGGATACTTCTCCCTCCTCGAACTCTCCGAAGTCGAAGGCCCCATCGGCATCGGCCTCGAAGTCGATGTCTATTTCACACCCTCCGAACGCAAAGCAATCGTAAACACATGACTCTCACCTTCCATCCCGACGCCACAGCGTCCTGCCTCCACACCGACGCCATCCCCCTGCAATCCCTCGGCCACTGCCGCACGCAGCGCGCCTCATGGATCGACTTCAACGAGCACACCCAAGAATGGGAAGTGCGCTTTGACCCCCACGCCGACACCGCCGAATACTCCCACCCCTCCCGCCAAGCCTGCTTGGATTGGGAGCGCGAGTATTTCGACAAATCCTTATCGTAAGGATTTTAACTTAAAATCTTAAACCACCACAATGAACCCTGAAACCCCACTCCGCATTGCCGCACGCGAACTCCTCGAATGGATCGAATCCTCGCTTAAACCCGACGAGCGCCCAATGGAACTCTGCCAAGCCCTTAGCGAAGCTCTAAACCAACTTAAAACTTAACCCTTAAAACTTAAAACTAATATGAGCCATGTAACAAACATCGACATCGAGATCAGCAACCTCACCGCGCTCGAAAGCGCCATTCAAGAAATGGGCGGCACTTTCCTGCGAGACAAGAAAAACTACGAGTGGTATGGCCGCCATGTCGGCGACTTCCCACTGCCTCCAGGCTTCACCAAGGAGATGCTCGGCAAGTGCGAGCACGCCATCGGCCTACCCGGCACGACCTACCAGATCGGCGTTGTGCGCAATCCCGCCAAGCCCAAGACCTACACACTCCTCTACGACTTCTGGGGGCCAGGCGAGAAGCTCCGCTCCCACTTCGGCGACGGCCTCACCAAGCTCAAGCAGATGTATGGAGTCCACACCGCCACTGCCGCCGCCAAGGCCAAGGGCTACTATGTGACCCGCAAACAAGTCGGCGACACCATCAAACTCCAAATCGCTGTATGAACACCAGAAGGAAAAGCCATGCTATTCGAGTTTTACAACCGCAAGAACTTCCCGCACCATATCGCCGACAGCAGTTCGTGGATGATCTGCCGCAACGACGAAGGATACTGCGCCGCCATACCCCGCGACCCCGCCAGCGGTGCTCTTCCGTCCCACTTCGGCGATATGGCCCATGTCCAACGATTAGCCCAGCAAGGCTACCTCACCATGCTCAACTCCCTGAAAACTGAAAACTCCCATGCCGAAACACTTAAAAATTAATCCTTAAAACTTAAAACTCCCATGCCCCAACGCACCCTTCTTCCGGGCCTCAGCCCCGAAGATCAAGACCGCATCATCCGTATGTCGGTTCACGCAGCCGCAACCTTAGCCACAGAAATACTATTATGCACAGAACCATTGAAGTCACTATTGATGCCGCAGGCGCAGTCACCATTGAAGCTACTGGCTTCCGAGGTGGAGCTTGTGAGCAGGCCACGAAAGAAATCGAAGAAGCCCTCGGCCTCAAAAAAGCGCGCAAGAAAAAGCCGGAATACTACGCCCTCGGCACCACCACCCAAGCCCAGCGAGTAAAGGCATGACCGAGAGACAAATCAAGCTGTTCGAATACCACATCGACATTGCCCAACTCGCCTGCACAGGTGAGAACAATGTCCTGTGGGTGCTCGATCTCACCGACCCGTTGGCATTCCAACTGGCCGAGGCGCACGAGACCACCGAGAACCTAATCGCCAATCGCGACAAACAACTCGCCGCTGGCTGCATACCGGCTCTCACGCTTGCCACACCAATCGAAACCCTCAATGCCTACCGGACTCAGGTTATGGAAAAACCCACCATACCCCCTCCACCCGAAGGCATGATCTACATCGTGGTCTGCACCGAAGACCGCATCCTCGCCGCCGCCACAAAATCCTTACAATAAGGATTTTTCAACTTAAAACTTAATACTTAACACTTAAAACTTCTATGCTAACCCGTATCACCAACTACCTCAAAGCAGGCTACCCCTGCCTCTACCTCGTGAGCCACGAGGAAGCCCGCATCGAGCGCACCATCGCCGAGGCCGCAGGTGCCACAGACCGACTCCTCTTTGCGTGGGATATCGCCAAAGGCCGCCACGAAGTCATCGCAGGCACAGTCGAAGGCATCACCGATCCCGTGGAAATCCTCGAATCCGTGCAATCCATGCCAGATAACAGCCTGCTGCTCCTGCGTGACTTCCACCTCTTCCTCACGCCTGACTTCCCAGGCTATGCCGTGCTCATCCGCCGTTTCAAGGATGCCCTCATCCAAGGCAAGGCACGCGGCATCACCCTGCTCATCCTCGCCCCCGAGCTAAAGATTCCTGTCGATTGCTCCAAGCTCATTACCCCTATCGAGTTCAGCCTGCCCGACCGCGAATCGCTCGCCATCGTGCTGCGCTCTATTGCCGAGAGCGCAGACATCATGCTCCCCGAGGATCTCACCCCGCTCCTCGCCGCCGCATCCGGTCTCACCACCGGAGAAGCCGAGGACGCCTTCGCTCTCTCCATCGTGGAGACAGGCGACATACGGCCCGACATTATCCAGCGCGAAAAAGCCAACACCATCCGCAAAAACGGCATCTTGGAGATCGTGGACTACCCCACCAGCCTCGACGGCATCGGTGGCTTGGAGAATCTCAAGGGCTGGCTCACCGATAACCGCCATCTCTACACCGACGCGGCCACCGAATTCGGCGCGATACCCCCACGCGGCTTCCTTGCCTGCGGACACCCCGGCACTGGCAAATCCCTCATCGCCAAAGCCTGCGGCAACATCTTCAACCTCCCGCTCCTCCGCCTCGAAGCAGGTAGCCTCTTCGGCAGCCTTGTTGGCGAGAGTGAGGGAAACTGGCGCACCGCCCACGCCACTGCCAAAGCCGTAGCCCCCTGCGTGCTTTGGATCGACGAAGTGGACGGACTCTTCGGCAGCAGCGGCGGCTCCACCACCGACAGCGGCACCTCCGATCGCGTCATCAAAGCCATCATCCAAGATATGCAAGACCACTCCGAGGGTATCTTCTATGTCTTCACCGCGAACGATATTGACAAGATCCCAGACCCCGTGATCGACCGCGTTATGACATGGCTCGTGGACTTGCCCCACCACGAGGAGCGCATGGCCATCTGGCGCATCCACATCGCCAAACTGCGCGGACGCCAAGCCGCTCCATGGAACGCCGACGACTTCGACCTGCAACGCCTCGCCGAAGCCAGCGAAGGCTACTCCGGTCGCCAGATCGAAGCCGTGTGGATGAATGCACTCGTCGCTGCCTTCAACGCCCAGCGCCCACCCACCACCGAGGACGCCATCGCCGCACTCTCCCGCACCATCGCCACCTCCAAGACCATGGGCGCAGCCATCCAAGCCCGCCGCGACCGACTCAAAGGCCGCGCCACCGAGGCCTCGCTCAAACCCACCGCCACCGAAACCAAAACCCGCAAAATCGCCAAAGCCGCATGAGTTACAAAATCCAGATTCATTGCTACAAATACAACCCACAAAAGGAACACTGCGATGGAGTAGGTTATTGGAGCGATTATCCCGCAACCTTCGACTCCGAAGAAGAGGCAAACAAGGAAATGCAGGGAATGATCCGCGCCGAGGAGTGCTTGGGGGAAGGTTATCGGCCCGGTGAAATCCGCGTCCGGCCTGCAACCGCCCCCGAAGAAGCTGAACCTATAAATCCATGAAAGCATTCCCAACCATCCACCTCGGCGGCACGACCGCGCCGCAACTTCTCGACGACTACGGCAAAGCCTACGACGCAATCGTTGCCGCCCGCGAGGCCTTTGAAAAGATCGAGTTCAACAGCCGTGACTACCTGCCCTACGGCAACAATGGCCCATGGCAAGATGCCCTCATATGGCGGGAGCGAATCACCCAATCCCTTGTCGATATCGAAGAATACCTTCTCAACCACCTCGAATCCATCCATGAGCAGAATCATTAAACTATGAAAGAATTGACCACAGAGAACACAAAGAGCACAGAGGATAAAAACTTAAACTACGAGCGCTCCCTCACCGCCGAAAAGAAACAGCTTGAAGCTATTCTTCACCACATACCTGAAGCTCGCCTTGCAGGCCTGCCAGCGCTGACGCCACCTGAAGACGGATCTCGTATCGATTCGCTGGCAGGTGTCCGCGTGGATGCAAAGTTCCCGCTGACGCTCACGAATAGAATCCGCTTGGCTTGGATGGCAATCTCGCCACGCACGCACGGCGTCCTTCGCTTCGGCTACGACGGAACAGTGTCCGTGGAGATAAATCAGGAGTCAAAACTTGTTTCAGCGAAGGTTTCAATGGGAGCCGAGGAGCTAACAATAGACGAGACAATCGCTCTATGGAACGATACCCGAAAAGAGCGCGACGAGGCGATGAAGCAAAACGCCAAGCTCCGCGACATCGCGGAGAGGGCGGTTAAAAATATCAGAGAAGCAAGAAATCTCTCTGTCATAGGAGACTGGCGCGAAATTGATATTATTCAGGAAAAACTCCGCTCCGAACTCGACCAACTCAAGGAGGGTGAAAACTCTCCATGAGCCGAATCATTAACGACGACCTTGAGGAACTTGAACTGGAGCGCGTCGAAGCCGAGTGGCAGAGACTCCAACGCCGCTGGGAGGCGGCAACCGATCCCGCCGAGAGGCAACAACTTGCCGACCGCCGCGACGCCTGCCTGAACTACGAGCGCTACCTCCGCTCCATCCACAGCAACCCATTTGCTACAATCTAAAAATCCTTACCATAAGGATTTAACCTCCTCTGTGCTCTCTGTGTCCTCTGTGGTTAATCAAAACTTAATCCTTAAAACTTAAAACTCTATGCCCCACACCCACTGGCTCCGCAAAAACGGCACGATCGCCACGGCCCGCCGCTCCGCCTTGAGCGGCAAGACGCCTGCGGAACTCGTGCTCATGGCCGAGACACGCAAGCTCTTGCAGCTTCTCCTGCACAGCGAGCAGGAGAGCGTCAGCCCCGATCTACGCGCCGCGATCGAGGCCATGCTGCGCGCCCGCCTGCGCCGCACCGCCCCCTTCATGCCGCTCAACGACGAGCAGCGTATCGCTTGGCTCGATGAAGTCACCCACATCACCTGCCGTCTCGACCTTTGCGACTCCTTCACCACAGGCTCGACCTACCGCGTCGCCTGCCAAGACTCGCCGACCTCCCACATCATCGACCGCCAGACCATGCACGGCGTCGCCGAGGAGGTGCTCATTACCGGCAACGAATTGGTCATCAACATCGCCGATGACCACGCCCGCATCCACACCTTCTGCCACACCAGCCTGCCCGACGATCCAGGCATCCATGCCCGCCACCCACTCGCGACCCTCGTCGCCCACTTCACCATACCACCAGCCCCCGACATTACCCAAGTCTACCCCTCCACCTACGCCAAGCTCAAAAACGAGCTTGCTGCGTTGTAAAACGATTTTCGGTAGCCAGCAAGGCCAGTAAAGCCTCCGCCGCGTCCACGCAAACCCCGCCCGTATTGCCCACTGCAGGCTGCCTCCTTGAGAGGCAGGGGGATGCCGAAGACAGGCAAGGCCGAACACCCCATATGGCTCCCCGCGCGTGCGGGAGTAGTCGGCTTTTTATCGGATGAGCCAGCCCCGAGGCGATTCGCCCGGCCAGCGACAACGCGCACCGAGTATTCCGCAACGAAGCAACTGGCTCCGTTGATTCCTGATACGAGTTCTACCCAACCCCAACTCGAATCCTGAATCGACTACACCAGGCTTCTTCGCGACCACTCCCGCGCGCCAAAAACTCACCGCGCACAGTCCTCTGAACTACTCCAACTTCAGGATGACGCCACGAGTCCACCCAACCCCACTCGTGCGATCATACCTGAAGACTTCCGTGGTTCTCGCGACTACCCGTGCGCGCTAAACTCTCCGCGCAGTCAAATCGGATTCACTGTCTGGGCACCGCCCTGAACTGTCCTACCCAACCCCTTGCCAGTTCTGGAGCGGAGCCCAACAAAATCCTCGCGACTACCCCGCGCGCTAAACTCTCCGACAGCCAGCATACATCCCGGCGACGCGGCACTTCGTCGCCGGGCCTACCCAACCCCACCCGGCACTCCAACGCCGCGTCGCCGGTCATCTGCGACCACTCTCCACGCGCAAAACATTTAACAACAACAATCAATGATCAAAAAATTAAAAAAACTCACGCAAATGCTATGCGATGAACTCCCAGTGCTATGCGCCGACATGGAACTACTGCACGAAGACGATCCCGAGCGCGTTCTTTTCGGGTATTCGAATGGTTGGGCGACAACATTTTGGGTTGGGGAGTCAAGCCTCTCAACAAACTCCAAAGGCCGACCACTTCGGGGCATTAAATTCTGCCATGTTTACTGCAAAAACGGCACTCCAGACTATGAATCCGAAGAGACGAGAATTCATTTTGCCCCGACACCAGAAACAGCCCTCATCGCAGCAATGGTTGAGTGTTACAAAAGAGAACTTGAGCCAAACCTTGGAATAATCACGCCATAAATAAATTATGAAAATCTATTTCTCCGGCATCGCTGGAAACAGCGAAGCCGAAATGCTTGCCCGAGCCGACATCTCGCAACTCCTCGCAGACCCCCACGATTGGAAGAATGTGCGACACCAATCCGCCGCCAGCGTAGCCATCGACTCGGGAGCCTATCGACAATGGAAGCTGAAAACCCCCATCACCGATCTCGACCTATGGGCTGAGCAAATCAACCACACCCTCCACCTCTCCGAATCGCCACTTTTCCACGAATTCGACGGAAAGAAAAAAAATGCAGCAACCATGCGCAAGCTCGCCTTCATCACGATGCCAGATGTGCTTGGCGATCCGCAGGAAACATGGGATCGCTGGCAAAATATCCGCGAGTGGTTCCAGTTTGACGGCAAGTGGGGCGAATACTATCACTGGACGGGTAAGATCATCCCCGTCTGGCAATGGGGCGGGCGCATCGAGCATCTCGAAGCATTAGTCGAATGGGCGCAAACCCGACGCCAGTATAATAAAGAAGACGCCCAGCTCCTCGGAGAGATGAACTCCCCCGAAGCGGATCTTATCGCAATCGGCGGATGCGTGCCGTGGATGCGAGCCAAGGATGAAGGCGCACTCGCCGAGTTGCTATCTCTCTCTCAACGCTGGGGCGAGCATTTCCACATATTAGGGCTGAATTGGCTCGACGCTATCATGCAGTTAGACCCATTCGTTGCTTCCTGCGACACCTCCAAGTGGCTCGACGGAGCACGCTACGGACTCTGGATCAACGATGCCAATGGCCGCCTCGTAGCCGAGAACAAGCGCACCTGTCCCCGAGGGCAATCCCGCCAGGATCTCTGCGTGCAATCCGCAATCACCCTCAACAACTGGATCAACAAACAGCTTCGAGGCACTGCCGCACCTAAGCCTGTCAATGTCCGCCACTACAACCTGCGCGAATTCGACCCCGAAAGCGCGCCGCGATTCAAGCCCAACGCCAACAAGCTCCTTCTCGCCCACTCCATCGCTGAAAGTAAAAAGCGACACGAGAAAGCTAAAGAAAACTTCATGGATGAACTGGCTTGCAGGAAATAGTTATGAAAATCACCAAAATCCCCAAAGGCAATGGCAAGTTCCGCACGATCTATTGCCCAAGCCCTAGAGATAAGCCTCTCTTCAAAGGCATCGTCCACCATCTGAATGACCAAGCCATTGACCTCGACACACACAAAGTCGCCCATGGGTTCATGCCAGGCCGCTCGATCGTGACCAACGCCCTCGCCCATGTCGGCGACTGGCAGATTACCCTGCACTTCGACTTCGAGGATTTCTTCGACTCGGTAACATCGGAAATGCTGCCAGACCCGCCGAAAATCATTGCACGCACTTGGTATAGGCAGAACTGCTTCCCCGACGGAGCCGCCCGCCAAGGTCTGCCGACCAGCCCCGCCATCGCCAACATCGCCGCTGCGCCATTTGATGCCGCCGTGATCGCTCTACGCGAGTCGCTGACCCCCAAGCGCCGTATCCTCGGCAGTCGCGGCCCCGCCTTTGTCTATACCCGCTATGCCGACGACCTCACCTTTTCCTGCAATAGCGAGGCCGTAGCCGCGAGGATTCTCAAAGAAATCCCCACCCTCGCCGCCGCGCATGGTTTTAAGATCAACGCCGCCAAGACCACTCGCCAGCACGCCCGCGCCGGATACCGCATCGTGACCGGCATCGCCGCGACCCCCAGTGGCATCCTGCCCACCCGCCAAGCCCGCCGCAAACTCCGTGCCGCCTCCCACCAAATCAAGACCGGGCTGCGCCGCCGCAACCTGCGCCGCATACTCACCAAGCAGGCCGAATCCTACCACCGCGACGACCCCTTCACCATGCACCGCCTCGGCGACATCCTCCGCGCCCAATGGCGAGGCCTCGCCAGCTTCATCCGCCTCATCCCACCACACCACCGCACCGACCACCCCGTAAAAACCTCCACCACAACCAACCCGAACAAAATCCACAAACCCTCCGCCGCCATCCCCATGCCCTTCGGCATCTTCAATAGAAAAATCACAGCATGAGCCTCAATCAACTCTACGAAGTAACCATAAAATCCACAATCATAAAAACTTTCACCATCGAAGCCGAGTCGCGAGAAGCGGCGATCGAGGAAGCGAATGAGCTATTCAATCCCCACTCAGGAGAAGCAGAAGAAAAATACGAGCAAGAAGTCGTGAGGGTCAGCCCGCTACAATAAAATCATGAACACAATCCAAGAACACATATTTGAACACGCTAAAAGCACATCTCAGAGAAACCTCGCTACCGCCGACGCCACCGACGACCGCCTACCCAGCGAACGCGAAGACCGCACGGAGGGCATTATCATTATGCTCATCGCTGGCGGCAAGCAGGTTAAATCCGCCCAATGCGGATTCCGTCGCAGCAAAGAGGGCGACATCTTCTTTGAAGACTGGATCGCCAGCAGCGACCAAATCCAACTCATCCCCGTTCAAGGCGGCTCCCTTGAGGCCATAGCATAACTTAAACCCTAATGTAAACATGGACTTCTTCAACACCACCCGAGGCGTTCGCCTTGTGGACGCCACGCTCCCCGCGCTGGTCGATCAACTCAAGCGACTCAACGAAAACATTTCCACCCCCAAGAAATACCAATACGCCACCTTGCCGATGGAGGATGTCGCCTCCGCCGTGCAGGTGCTCACCAACCCCGACGCCTACATCTCCGAAGACGCCACCACCGCAGCCCTCCGCGACCTCCTCGCCCAAGGCTACCGATGGGTTCGCCACGATGAGTATTGGGCCGTCTTTGAAAAAGAAACCCTATGATCTACGAAGTGCATCGCCCGCCAGTCGCTCCCACCATTCGCACGGCCAACATATCCCCCGCCAAGGACATGTGGGAATTCGGAGAAGACCCACGCCCCCTCGTGAGCGTGACCTACATCGACGGCACGAAAGAAGACCTCTTCCGCTACTACCACGACGAAATCTCTTTCGAGCCGAACGAGTTTATCGGCCTGACCCGCGAGCAAGCACTTCACCTCCACACTCAAAAAGACATCGCCTACCTCAAATCATGAGCACCAAACCAATAAAACGCAGACCCAGCCCCATACTCGACATCTTCCCCGTCTCCGATATCGGCGCATCCGACATCGACATCATCATGCAAGCCGCCCGAGCCTTCCACATGCTCGCCGCCTACGACTCTCCCGATGGCCAGTGGATCGCCATCGCCACCGAGCAACCCACGAAAACACAAATTCGCAACTTCCTGAAAACAGCATTCAATCCCTCTTCCAACTAACATTTTATGAAAACAGCAACAAAACCCAAGGCGGCTCCGACCGCATCCACGCCTGCTCCCGCAGCAGGAATCCGTAAAATCAATCTCGGCGGCATCGCTGCCAAGACTGAAAAGAAAACCACAGAATACCCCGCGCTCCCAGACCCTACGGGGGATGTCGCGAAACTCGCCAGCGAGATCATCGCGGAGAGCCGGGATTTTGAAGTCCTCGAAGGCAGCCTCAAGATCAAGAAAGCGGAACTCCGTGCCATGTCGCAAGAGTTTTACTTCCAACACCTCCACGGCAAGCACGAGATTCCCAGCTCCGTCGAAGCCAAGGGCGAAAACCCCGAGGAGAAAGTGCTCGTCACCTTCTCCTCCCGCTACTCGACCCTCACCGACGAATACCCTCTGATCGAGGCTCTCGGCCCCGAACTCACCGCGCAATTCTTCCGCCAGAGCTTCGAACTCAAGATCGACGGCGACAAAATCCCCGCCGACCGCGCCGAGGAACTCATCAACGAAATCCAAACCCTCTTCGCCAGCCACAACTGCCCCGAAGCCCTCAGCGCCAAAGCGGTGATCAAACCCACGCCCGACTTCCACACCGGACGCCACACCGCCCTCTCGGTGGAGGAAAACCTGGCCGTGGACGCCGCCTGCCCGATCATCGCCATGGTCAAAACCAAGGGGAGGAAGGGGAAATGAGCATAATAATAAAAGACATACTTGATGACCAATACTGCCTTGTTGAAGGCGGGGCGTCGTTTGAAGTCAAAGGCTTCTCAATCCGAATTCAATCCACAGACGAAGGTGTGGCCGTGGAAATTTACAAATACGACAACGAGATTGACGCCATCGCATCCTGCTACGCATTTGACGCAGAAATAACTCAAACCACATGACAGACACCCCATCCACAACGGAGGAGATCAACGAAATCATCGTCTCCACCCTGCGAGACCTTGTGCGAGGCCAATGCAAGGTCTCCAAGGCGAATGCCATATTCCATGGCATTCGCCTCCTGCAAATCCAATACGACAACGAACCATCCCTGGAAGGGCCGATCCCCATCGACTCGGAACAAGAAGACTTCCGCCTACTACTGAATGAACTCTGGAAACGCGATCCTCAACGCGAGTGGCAAAGCGCCGAGATGCGCGGCGTCGCCGTGGAGATGGGTCTCTTTCAGCGATGGCTGAACCACGAAAACGCCGACAGTTTCTCCTCCATGAGCCGATTCGGACTGCTCTGCGACCGACAACTCCGGCGATTTCACAACGGCCTCGCCCTCACCCGCCAAGGCCAAGGACGCCACCGCGCCTACACACTCCAACAACACGCCCAAGCCGCATGATCAATTTGCCAAAAAAAACCTCTGTGTCCTCCGTGTCCTCTGTGGTTAGTTATAGAAACTCTTTATGATCCCATCCTACCCTCTCCGCCCCACCAACGGCGGCCCATTCAACCCGGATCGCGACAAGCGCGGCCAGTGGGCCTACGAACCCAAAGTCAATGGCTGGCGAGCCATCGTCCACGCGCCGACCAGCCGTATGTGGAACCGGCGAGGCCAACGCCTCTCGATCGAGTATGAGTTTGCCGCCGTGCTGGAAGCGATCCGCAACGCCGACCTGCCGCCCGAAATGGAGTGGCTCGACTGCGAAGCGCTGGAACGCCGCCACGACCTCGGGCGCGGCAGCCTAGTCATCCTCGACTACCTCGCTCCCGGCAAGACCACCTACGATGAACGCCAGCTCTTACTTGCAGACGCGATACACCCATGCGGAGAAACACGCGAGGGGTTTGAACGCTGGCAGTTCGATCGCGTGCCGCCTCCGGCAGATCGCGCCCTCCTGTTTCAAAGCCCATTCACTGGCTCCGACCTCAACCACTATTGGCAATCCCTACAAGACCTTAACAAGCTCTGGAACGCCGAGGTTTTCGAGGGGTTCGTCGCCAAGCGTATCGACTCCACATACCCCCGCCAACTCCGCTCTCCCAACTTAGAAAGCCCCTATTGGGTGAAACACAGGTGGGATTTTTAGAATTGACCACAACCGGGCGAGAGGTAGAGCAACCGCAGGTTGACCCTGAAGGGGCGAGACGAGCGGGAGCGAGCGAGTCAAAGAACACAGAGAACACAGATGAAAATTCCTTATTGTAAGGATTTTGGAAAACTATGAATATAGAATCAGTTGATGAAATGCTTAATAGGTTAAATACTTACGAAGAAACCAAGCAACAGCTCGAAGAGGCGCAGAATCAACTCTCGCAAATATATCGTTGGATTGAGCGGCATAACCAAGACGGGTTCATCGACTCGCTCACTTATACGCAAAATCTCGATAGGTGCGTTGATGCTCTCTACGACAAATTGGAAATCGCAGAGCATCAAAACAAAAAATCCTTGCGATAAGGATTTTCAACTTAACTTTACCACCATGAGCAACACCATTCACTCTATCCAAGCCTACCGACTACCGGAATCCCCTAAGCTCTGGGGGTTTGACGATGAGCGGCACGGGCTGCGCGGAGAGCCGTTTCTATGGGATGCGTCGGATTTCATTACCGCCGTGGTCGGCGAGCAGTGCCGTAAGGCCCACTTGATCTTCTCGGAGCACCCATTTCCAGGTGCAAACTGCAAACTCACACGCACTTGGACAGGCTCACACTACGATCAAGCAGGCTGCGAATACCGCTCCGAGCACCCTATCGAAAGTCCAACAGTCTCGATCAGCGCCTGGCTCTGCCCTGCGATGATCCACTACTTCAAAAAGGAACGCGCGCCGGAGTTTATTTACGCGGCGGTCTCGCCTGCGGAGGAGTCAGCTTCGTAACGAATAGCCCTTGATTGACACCCCAGCCCTTGCGCCCAGCAAGGCGGCTATACGAGTCGGCGAGCTTGTCGGTATCCGATACCACACCCAATTTCGGCTGCGCCAGAGCCACGGGCACATAGGAGACATTGACCTTGTTTTTTGCCAGGTGATCAAACCCCGCTTCCCCCACGCCTCGTATTGCCGCAGCCCCCTTGCGAGTGCCGCGAATCTCCTCGGGAGCTTCCAAAATATCCAACCCCGCCTCGCCACCCCCGCGATGCGAATACTTCATCATCGCGCCGGAGGGATGCCGCAACGCAACCCGCTTCGTCACACCGGCAAATGCTGGCCCAGTAGGGACATCGCCCCCCGTGTGGATGACATACTCAATCCCACTCTTCAAAACCCCGGCTCGCCGAGCCAACTCACGCAATCTCTCAAAAAAAACAACCCGATCCATAACCACATACACAGAAAGTCAACGAACCTATGCAAAACATACAGCCCTCTCAGAAGTCCTCGCCGAAATCGCGGCCCTCGAAGCCCAACTCAAGAAGGCAGCATGAACAAAATCCTTACGATAAGGATTTTTCAAAACTCTCTTTGGTTGCCCGACCTTCAAAACTCTCTTTGGTTGCCCGACCTTCGAGAGTTTCCAGTTCTCAACTTAAAACTTAATGCTTAAAACTTAAAACTTCTCCATGACACTCAAACCCTTCCAAATCGAAGACCTTGCTCGCGCTGCGCTGCAAGACGGCGCAATCATCGCCTGGGAACCCGGCATGGGCAAGAGCCTCGCCGCTATCGCCTGGCCGCTCATCAAGAAAGCTCGCCGCACGCTCATCGTGGCCCCTGGCTCGCTACACCACCAGATGACTGTCTCGGCAGCGAAGTTCTTCAATATCTCGCTGCGCCCGATCAAGAACACAGAGGAGTTCTTCCGCCGTGGCCTCGACTCGCCGCCGCCCGCCAATGGGCCGCCGCAATTCTACATAACCAGCTACCAAGCCCTCGGGCTGAACGGGGCAGACGAGTGGCACGACGAGTTCGGCCACAAGGGGCAACCCAAGCCGAACAAAGCCGCTGTGAAAGCCCGCCGCGCGTGGTGCAACCAACACGGCGTGCGCTATCAGGGCGTAGGAGTCGGCGAGACACGCGGCGGAATAACCTGCGTGTGGTCGCCCACCATGGCCCGCATCGCCGACCTACACGGCACATTCGACTGCGTGGTGGTGGATGAAGGCACGCGCCTCCAAGGCACAGAAAGCCGCATCGGAGCCAGCGTGCGCCTCCTCAACCCCCGCTATCGACTCGTGCTCACCGGCACACCCATAAAAAACCGACTCGAATCCATCTTTTGGCTTGCAGCATGGGCTGCTGGCAGCTATGGACGCTGGCCATACGCCAGCACCGAAGACGCCAAGGAGCGGTTCGCTGACACATTCCTCAAGAAAGAACGCTACATAACCCGCGAAGAGCAGGCCAAAGCGCGAGGAGAAAAAACACGAAACACCACCAAGCGATCGAATCGTATCTGCTCGATCCATCGCTTGTGGAAGACACTTGCCCCAGTAATAATCCGCCGCAGAAAAGCAGACTGCGGCCTCCAAATCGCAACAAAAACCGTGCAACCCATCATCGTAAATCCCGGACAATCCCAACTCGCCGTCTACCGCTACCACATCAACAACCCGCCACTGCGCGGCAAGAAAAAGGGGTCGCAGCTCGCACACCGCCGCAACCAAGTCGGCATGCAGCTCACCAACCTACGCCTCGCAGCCCTCTGCCCGAACGCCGAAGCCCTCGCCGAAGCCTACACCGCAGGCGACGGCCCGCGCCGCTCGTGGACGGAGTGGACGCCGAAGCTCTTCGCCTGCCTGGAGATCATCCGCGAGCGACTCTCGCGCGGCCAGCAAGTCATCATCGGCTCGCCCTTCCGCGACTTCAGCCACAGCCTGCTCGGCAAGCTCACCGAGGCCGAAGTCCCCGCTGTGCTGCTCGATGGCGACACCTCGCCCGAAGAGCGAGGCATCCTCGCCAACGACTTCAAGAAGGGCAAATACCCCGTGCTCATCGCCGGACTCAAAGCCATGGGCGAAGGCCACTCCTTCGAGAACTGCGCGCACCTCATCCTGCCCGGCCTCTCCTACGCCTACGACGAGAACGAGCAATTCATACACCGCGTCTGGCGACTCACCAGCCCAGGCCCAGTCACGATCTACCCGATCATCGTGCGCGGATCGATCGATGAGAAACTCCACGAGATCTTCAGCGAGAAGGCCGATGCCTCCAACCTCGCCATCGATGGACGCCTCTTCACCGAACCCGAGCAGGATATCGACATGGAGTGGATCCTCAACGAGACGATCAAAGCCTTCGATGCCGCCGTAGCCACCGTGGACGAGCAGCTTCTCGTGCTCCAATGGGAGACCACCCACGCCCGCCAACTCCGCCACGCGAACCTCCAATACCACGAACACATCGAGAACAACGCCATATCCCAAGAAGAGATGGCCCTCGCCGTGCAAGCCCTCGCCATCCCCAGCCCCACCCAACTCACCGTGGACATCTGCCGCAAGCAATTCCACGAAGGAACCTACCGCAGCGAACCCGTCACATCATCCCACATCAAATCCCTCACCGAAAAACTCCGAGCCAAAAACAAGAAAAAATAATATGACACCAGAAGAAGACTACCCGCCCACCGAATTCAAAGGCCAATTCAGCGACGATTTCGAATCCGAAATGCTACTGCAAAAACTCTTCGGCCAAAAAACCAACCAAAGCCGCGAAGCCATCGCACGCGAAATAGAAAAGGACATTCTGGCGATCAGCTCTCCTCCGGTAGATCTCCGCGCCATCCCGGAATCCGAAAGATCAACCCACGATGATTGCGATGTCACCATCCCCGAGGACATCTCTCGTTACCTCGAAATCGCCGAGTTCCCCCTCAGCCCGGACGAGGTGAATGCGCTCGAAGACAAGATCAACGCCTACCATTCGACCAAGCCCCCATCCTTCATCATAATGGAGCCCAGCTTTGTCCATACCGGCAAAACCTACACACACATCGAAGAGCTTGGGAAAATCAGAACGGGATTTGTTTACAGGCACAACGAAAACAAGAAAAAATAATATGACACCAGAAGAACAAGACAGCGCCCGCAGGCTCGCCAAGAGCATCAAAGACCCCGAAGCCCTGAAGATCGCCCAGACCATCTTTGACATGCACCAGGACAACTACTCCTGGGCAGCCCGCCAAAAACAATGGGAAGAGGGAATAGTGCAGAAGGCCGTGCCACCGACCGACCTCTCGCAGATCGACCCTGCGGAACACCACCTCCATGACCACAGCCAGCTATTCGTTCCCGAGCACATAGCCCGCTACATACAAGGCTGCACCTTCCCCCTCGGAGACGAAGAACAAGAAATGATCCTTACAGAAATGGACAAATTCCACCGGACTAAAACCTACGGGGTCATGATAGATCTGCTCATGGAAAAAATCGGGAGAACCTACCTCTTCATCCCCGAGGTGGCAAAATACGAAACAGGCTTCTACTACCTGCACCAAGCATGAAAAACCTCGCCGTCTTCGCCGTCTTCTTCATCGCCTCGTTCGCGATCGGAGCCACGCCTATCCTGATCGGCATCGCGCTGGTCTATGCCGTGGCCTGGCTCCTGTCGCGCGGCACGGCAGCGAAGACAGCGACCCCGCCACCCGCAGCCCCCGCCACGCCTCCGCCCTACGGCGGCACACACCGCAAAATCCAACCATGAAAACCGAAACCCTGCGCGGCAACCACCGCATCTACTACTACGATGTCTTCGAATACGGCGGCAACCTCTGGCCTGCAGCGAAGCATGTGCAACGCTTCGCCAAGCACCATGCCGACAACACGGAACTCCAAGAGGCCGCAGCAGCCTTCTGCAGCCAGTGGCCCGACGGCCCGCAAATCGTATGAACCAACAAATTTCTAATGAAATACAAATGCACTGAAAATAACTGCAATGGCTATGGCGTCTGGGGCGGATGCCTTCCATGTCCAGCGCTTATGGGCGGAAAATTGGACGAATGCCAAAATCGGCGTCCCGTCCCACGCTCAGAAGATCAATGCGAAATTAAAGACCTTCAGGCAAGATTTCATGCGGCCCTTCGACCAAATGGATTGAGAGCCATCGCCTGCGGAGTTGAGAAAAACATGAGCGAGGCCGCAATCCAATTGATTCAAGACGACCCAAAAACGCCGGAGTGGGTGAAAAAGTTTTTGATTGGCGAGATATTGCCAGCCATGGCCGTAAGCGTTGAAAGCCTGCGCGTAGCAGCCGTCGCCCTACAAGAATATGATTCCTCAATATGAACACAGAAACCCCTCTCGCTTTCTTGCTTTTCCGCATCTCCATACAAGACGGAACACTCACCGCCCACTACATCGATGACGAGCCGGGCGACAGCCTTCTCGTCAAAGCAGGCCTGACCTTCCTCGGCTTCGAACCCGGCAATCCGAAATGGTGGATAGGCCAGACAAAAAAATGGGATTCCCTCGCCGCATACTGGAGCTGGCTGCCCTCGCTTTTATTCAGCGAAGACCACGCCCATTTCCAGCCGCAAATCAGAAAAGCAAGCTCCACCCAATTCGAAATCGAACTCACCTGCCCCAAACCACCATCCAAACGATCCACCACCACAAACGAAAACCCAGCCCAACCACAAAAATCCAAACAATGAGCAACAGAATAAACACGATAACAGTTTTGCTTGAGAAAGATACACGAATAGACGACTGCGAGGCCATTCTTACAGCGATCCGAATGACCAAAGGTGTCCTGAAAGCTACTCCAAATGTAGCGGATGCCCGTGACTGGATGGCGGAAGAACGAGCCCGTCACACGATCAGGAAAAAACTATGGGATGCTCTGGAGAGCGAAAAATGAGCAATATGAACCTACCAAAATTCCTCTATGCCGAAGACCTCGAAGGCGACCGCGAGTTTGTGATCCATAACCACTGGCCGCGCTTCATCATGGAATTCACCGACGGCTGCGGAACCCCTCACTTCTGGGATCCCGAGGCCGAGATCATTTCCGCCGAGCAGAAAGCCGGTCGCGAACCAACTCGGCTTGTCTCCCGCCTCATGCGCGAAGCGGGAGACTTCTTCACCGCATACCACCGCGCTCTGGAGGAGGCGTAATCACTATGAAAACCACACTCACCATCCTCCTGCTGGCAGCGATGCCAGCCCTCGCCGACACGATCGTCACGATCAACGGAACCACCTACACCGACGCCAGCGTGGTCAAAACAACGCCCACAGCGATCTCCATAGTCCACTCGACAGGCACGGCCAAAATCCTCTTCAAAGACCTGCCTGCCGCGACACAGAAAAAATACGGCTACGACCCCGCGCAAGCCGCCGACTTCGAGGCGCAGGAGGCCCAGCGCAAGGCGGAGCAGCAACAACGCGCCGAGGCGCAGAGCAAAGCCGCCGCACAGGCGGAGGTGGACGAGAAAAAGAAACTCCTCCAGCAGACGACGCCGCTGACCCTCATCAAATCCGACCCGAAGCCCGGCGTGCCGTTTTGGATCAATGCGGAAATGCAAATATCGACATACTATAATGCGTCCTACAAGGACGCCAGAGAGAGCCACTTTTCATTCCGTTTGATCGCACCCGCAGACGGATGCGAAGGTGCCGAGGGATTCATGCGGCGGTCAAAAGGCGAAGCGGTGCGCCAGGCCATAGCCTCCAAAGGCGGCACGATCAAAGCTCTCATCAAGGGCGTGTATCTGCCGGAAATGTTCGCCCCGGAATACCCCGAAATATTCGAGATTCTGGAGGTCGTAGAGCAGTGAAATCCTTATCGTAAGGATTTCTGAAAATCAGGCGGGACTGCGAAAGCGGTCCCGCCTTTTTTTATTCCTCCTCAAACTCGCGCCAGCGAATCTGCCGCTCGCGCAGCCTGCGCTGTAGCTCGCGCTCATGGAGGCGTCCGGCCAAAGTGCCGAAGTGATAACTCAGGCTGCAACTGATGAGTGAGAGCGCGAGGATAGCGGAGAGGGCGAGTTCTTTGATCATAGGTCGGCAGGTGTTGCTTCTGGCGTCAAGTCGCCAGGGAAATCTCCAAACTGGTGACGGGCCACTGCGGCTTCGGCAGGCGTCAAGTCGAGCGTGGTCTGGACAGGCACCTCGGGAGCGCCGGTGTCGTCCTCCAGCACGCCGCCGACGAGAGCCATGGCGACCTGCATGGCCTCGCAGTCGAACAAGTGGTTGTCCTTGCGGACGCGTTTCCAAAAATACTTGATGCGTCCCGTCACGGGACTGCGCTTGGACTCCTTCTGCTCGGCGTTGATCTGGTGAATGTAGGTCTTTGAGACATTCGCATTCACATGCCAGCGCCCGCCTGAGCGCAGCACGGCGAGGCGATCCTTGATGCGGTCGTTACTCCAATACACGAACATGGCCTTTTGATTCCCCTCGCTCTGGTTCACCGTGCCCAGATGCGGATCACGATACTGGATCGGCGAGTAGTCTTTAATCACCCGCTCCGCGCCGATGCCGCTGTGCAGGAACCCGCCTTTGTCGCTGCCCCACAGGCCGCGCCAGCCATTGCGGATGAGGATGGAGCAGACCGTATTCGGCTTGTGCGCCATATCGAGCGCGACACGCTTGGGATCCACATTGTGATCGGCGGCGATCTTCTCGACCTCCTCGATCGTCTCGACACGCCCCTCGTAGAGTAACCAGGATTGCTGCCCGCCCTCCATCTTCGGATTCCCCCAAGAACGCACGACAACCCAAAAGTGGTTCTCCTGCACATCGACGGTCTGTATCGGGATGCGATCCTCGGGAAGCTCGCTCGGCGAGTAGGTAATGACATTGATCGTCTCGTCATCGACCAGAAGCTCGTTATCCCACGGCTCGGCGAGCGTGGAGTTAATAAACGCCTGGCGGCGGGTCGCGCTGCCCTTGGTCATGAGCCATTTCACGGCGAGGTTGCCCCACTGCGTCTCCTTGAGCGGCGCGTAGAGGGAATTCAAGTGGTAGCTGCGGCGGCCAAGAAGACCGTTCGTGGCAGTGGGTATCCAGATGCCTTCGCGCAGCATGTAGGTCTTCTGCGCGTCGTAGATTTTCTGCTCGCAATTCTGACATCGGTAGTAGGTATTGCGCCGCACTTTTTCCAAATCCCAATCGCCACCCGTCTTGCTCTCGCTCTCATCCCGATCCCACCAACGAATCTGCCCCCACTCCAGGCGGATTCGCTCCTTGCAATGCGGACACGGGAGAAAGAAGTAGCGCTGGTCGCCCATCTGAAACTCCTTCCAAATCTCCCCATGACGCGTGGACGGAGTGGATGTCTTCACGCGCAGCGGATAAGGGAACGCTTTCGTGCGTTCCTCGGCATTCTGCAAAGCCCCCGCCTCACGATCGCTCTTGAGTTCAAACTTGTCCGTCTCGTCCATCAGGAGCAGCCCTGCGGGACGAGATGCCAGGTTTGCAGGACTATTCGACCCTACCCAGGTCAATGTGGACCTCGCAAAGAACTGCTCCAGCCGGGTCCAGAGATGCCGATCCGCGCCGGATGGCTTCATTGCTGCCAAAGGAGCGCAATTTTCAATGAACGGGAACCACCTGTTTTGCGTAAAGCTCTTACAAAGATCGCGGTTCGGCATCACCCACAAGGCGTTCATGGGATCATTCGCAATCCGATACCCCGCGCCCCCCATCACGGTCATCGTCTTCCCTGTCTGAGTGCCGAAACAAAGCACCAGATCCGTCACCCTTTTATCCCTGAAACAATCCAACGGCTCGCGCATGTATGGCCGAGATCGCGTGGAGAACTTCCCCGGCTCGCTCTGACTCTCCCTCTCGGTCAGCGTCACATTTTGCTCCAGCCACTCCCACACCGTCATTTCAGGCGGCCGCGAAAGTGTCGCATACATCGCCGAAGCCAAGCCGCTCAGATCATGCGAAAACTTCGCCATAGCTCGCTTGTCCCTCCGCGATAGCCGCCTCGATCTCCTCACTGAACACCATCTCCGCCAAGGCATCATCGGCCGGATTCGCCTTCATCGCCGCCCGCTTCGGCGCACTCCGCAACCTCGCCAGCAAAGGAGCCCAAGCCCGATTGATCAACTGCTTCGCCGCCTCAAACGGTATCAAAATCTTACGCGCCTCTTGATACTCCAGAACGCGCTTTTCGGCATCCATGCGATTCGCCAACGCCTTATTGTAGGCGTTGATCGCAGTAACCAGCTTCTCAGGATTCGCCTGCGCCGATTCAACAACCTCGGCAGCCATCCTCTCGATCTCAATCGCCTGCTTCAGCGATTTCTCTACAGTCTTAACATTTACCCGTGTCTTGTGATAAGACCCCGCACCCCAGTTGGTGGTTTGTTTCGCGACCCCTGCACCTTTTCCGCTTTCACCATTTTCCCCTTCAGAGAACTCAGTCTCCGGCCGCAGGCCGCCAGAACTCCTATATCCCACCCCCAGCTTCGCATTCGCGCTCCGCCACTCAGTCGCCGCCTCAATTGAATCAGTCGGGCAACCCTTCTTCGCCAGCTTGTAAACATAGGCCCGCGTTGTCCCCCATTCCTGGGCGATCTGCGCAACCAACGATTTTTTGACAGGTTCTGACTGATCCATACGGAGTCACTCCTCCCTGTAACTTGTCAACCAGTAACCAACGCATAAGATAACTTGCCATGTCCCTTCGGGAAACCTCGCTGTTTCCTGCAATAAAAGATTCCTTTACCATGGTGGTGGTTGAAAAGGGAGGGGGTTAGGCGGGGGTCATAACAGACCCCAGCCCACCACAAGCGCAACAAGCGGAAACGATTTCACATCATGAACACCAGTGGGCGGGGGTAGGCACCGGTTTTTTCCTGATTATAAAAAATATTTCTTAAATGCCATTTCTTGGATTTTTTTTATACGACAAAATACCCCCTCCTACCCCCTCCCACCCCTGCCTGCCAAGGCTAAGATTATCATCTTGAGCAGCATAAATAGGGCGGGGGTTTCATTTTACCCCCGCCCAACCCATGTGCGCTATTGATAGGCAAAGGGTTGCGAAAACAAAAAAGGGTGGCAGGGAATCCCCCGCCACCCGTAACTTGATCAGGATTTTATCTACCACTCGATAAAATAACGGCGATGCCGCCCATCGCCAAAGCAGCCGAAGGTCACTACTTCCTCCCCTGATTCAACCTTGCGCCGATACTTCCGAGGCGGCCGAGATTTGTCGCTATCCTTACCGCAATACGCGCCACTAACCTTTGGCGCGTAACGATTCAGCGTTAATCCAAACCGACTCGCAGAAGATGAGTTGAGCTTGTATCCATCCTGAGTGTCCTTACCATCCAACATATAGTCGAAAAGCCCATCATCGTGACAAAAATCAACGACTTGCTGGAAGCTAAACTCACCGCGATTATCGCCCAATGCCATATCACGCATTCGATCTATCAGCTTGCGGATGTTCCTCTCCTCCGAGTCACCGGCCTGCTCCAACTGGACTTTTTCCAGCGGATTACCAAACCCAGCAAACCCCACAACCCCACCGATGATCTCCCCCCAACGCTCGAAGCCCAGTCGCGGCTTGTAGCCGAAGCTTGCCGCCTTCGGTTTCCCAGCCTTGCCCCAAGCCCTCACGATCCCCCACAGGGCCGAGAGCGTATTGCGCCGATTCTCCTTATCCATGAGCCACGGCTCATCGATCAGGTTCTCAACTTGGCGTTCCTGCACATCACCCTGCTCCACAAAAAGATCGCAGATCAAGCAACGATGAGCCATGTCAGGCGACACGATACAGTCGTTACCCGTTATGAAGAGGTTCATCCGGTTCTCCGCTGTGAACATCTGCGTCCTGCCCAGCACACGCCCAGTCCACTGAGGAGAAGTCATCAGCCCCTCCAGCGTCTGGCTCGACATATAGCCCCTCACATTGTCGAAGCATACATACATCGATCCGGCTAACATCTCCGCATCCAGCAGCTTATTTAGCTCCTCCTCATTCCCCTTCCAAGGCTGAGCCTTGAAGGTTCCTGTGACGGTCATGATCGCCAGCTTCGCCAGCAGCGTCTTTCCAGACCGCTGGCTATTCGCATTGTAGATGAAGCCCATCCTATTTGACCCCTTCGGGATCAAACCCATACAGAAAAGCGACAACATCGCCGCCACCTGCACAGCCTGCGAGCGACTCTGCCGGATCGGCTCGCCCGTGCCCCCATCAGCCTCCGACACCTCCACCGTCTTCCAATCCCCAAATGGGAACTCCCTTAAAATCCATCGCAAATAATCCGTAGACTCTTGCAATGTCCATTCATAGTAAGGATTTTCTCTTGTTACTGGTGTTTTTCTTATTTCCATAATTATTTTGTTAATTTACTCTTCTCTTTTAGTTGCTTGATCTTCTCCCGAAGAATGTTGCCCTGCTCATACCGCCTTGATTTCCACCCGTGCAATGTTGCTATCATCGCCGTTTCGTGTAACTCATCTCCCAAAATAGCCAGGAATTCCTCGGTAAGCGCCAAAAGGGCCAGCGCCCCGTCCCGCTCTTGCGTAGTTTCGTCGCGCTCGCGCTCTACCGTGTCGTATAAAGCTTTATGCACAAGAGCGGCTATGCGCTCCCGCTCCCTCGCCTCGTTTCGCTCAACGATGGTCGCGCCAAGCTCGCCAAGTGCAAAATCCCGCTCGCGTATCAACTCTTCAACTTCGTCCCTACTGCGTTCAAAACTGGATTGCATTTCATACCAAGACTCCCGCGCCTCGTCCCGCTTGCGTTCCAATTTTTCGGCAAGGTCATACAGCTTTTCCATTTCATCTACTCTGTCAGTAAACTGACTGTCTCTAAAAGCATCCGTCTCCGGTGTGCATGCGTCTGCGTGAGACCATCCACAATGCGGACAAACCGGCGTGTCCTGATATTCCGTGTCGATCATCATTTCTCGCCCTCCTTGAGTGAGGCGTTCTGCAAATAAACAATCCGCTCCAAGCCCTGCCATTCTGGATCAGGCTCACGATGCCAGTTGAAGACTCGTTTTTCCACGCATCGGCCAAGCTCCCAGTCCCAGTCAGGCTCCTCTCCATCTTCGATCGGTTCATGCACAGCGTAAATTTCCACGGTGAAAGTTCCACTTTCGTCTTCGTCCACATAGTCCACTTCATCATCAGCGTGGTTTGCAAAATAATCTTCCACCGCCTCGTCTGGCGTATCTCCTGTTCCGCCTTGCACATCATCTTCGACATACAGACGGCCAGCGAAGAAGCGTGGAATAGGTCCCTCCCATTTTCCGATAGCAACATTTATTTGTTCGTTTGTCATAAATTATTTAATTTGATTAAGTTGATTAAGTTGTTCACGGAGTTTTCTTGGTGTTGAGGAACGGCTCCCAGCCCAAAGAGACGCGCACATGATTGCCCCCTCCGCGATCTCGCGGAGCGTGGAGTGCTCTTTTAGAAGTTCGTCGCGCTCGCGCTTTGTCTGGTTATGCGCTTCGCGCTCGCGGCAGAGTGGGTTGCGAGTCTCTTGATGTCCGCATGGGCACATCCACAACGGGCTGTAAACGAGTTTGTTTTCGGGTGGATTGATTCTACCGCATTTCGGGCATTCCGTCGGTTTTTTATTCCCATCCCACGGGCATTCCGCCGCATCCGTCTCGGGCGTGTCACTCATTTCCCGCCCTCCTTCCATGTAAAAACCGATTTAGTATCGTATGGTGTTTGTAGTTTCATTTCTGCGTATCCCAGTTTAATTGCGTCTTTCTTAATTGGATCAACAAAAAACACTAACATTAACAGCGCAGTAAGAAGACACCCCGCATAAAAACCGCCAATAAATGCTAATGCTACTGCTGTTTTATTCATTTCGCCCCCTCCTCATCGTTAGGGATGGAATATATCACCAAACAGTCGCCCGATGAGCGCGTAAGGCGCGTATACGCTGTCCTGCCATCCGCTTTTGCAAGGCTACTCACCTCCTCTGCGATTTTTGCAAGCCCACTTGCGGGAACGGGTAGCTTTATTTTCGCCATCACCACTTCGCCGCGCCCCCTCAATATCCGGCGACGGGGTGCCCCAAATACTGCAGTGGCTCGCTTGAAGCGATCAGCCGCCGTATCCTTCGCCTCGCCCTCCTTGAGCCGGTCGAGTTCGGCGCGGAGTTGCTCCGCCTTTTGAATAACAGGAGAGCAATAACATTCATCAACAAAGTAATCGGCAAACCATTGTGCGATCTCTCGCAGCTTGGCGTTTTGCTCCCTCGCCTCGACAACTCGCTGACCTTCCCTTAAAGCCCTTTGGTGTTCCTCCCACCAAGACTCTATTGCCGCGCACTCTCTTTCCTGCGCTTCGTCGCGCTCGCGCCCAGCCGAATCAGCTTGAAGGCTGTAAATATGATACCCCTCCCTGTAATTATGCGCGTCTGCCCTCGCTTCGTCGCGCTCTTTACGGGCATGCTCAAGCTCCTTTCTCAGTTCGTCGAGCTTGCGCTTTAACCTCCCAGCATACTCGATCAAATGAGTGCCGGGCGGGGTTGAATCCGTCGCTGGCTCAAGTTCCTCAACTCGGGCGACATAGGCGTGGTGCGGTGTCGTTTGGTGCTTCGGTTTACTACTTTTTTGTTTCTTCATAAATTATTCAAATACAAATATAAACTTCCCCTCATCAAACCCCGGAGCCATCAATGCCACATCGTCCTCGTTATCGCACGGCATCGGGATCGGGAAAATCTCATCGATCTTCGGCACGAAAGGCGAGAAGGTCGGGCTCATCAGCGTCTTCTTCGCTATCTCGGTCGGCATATCCTTGTATGTCGTAAAAGGTTCTCCATTTTTGTCGTAGCGGAGCTTGTAGTTCACCACATAGTTCTGCGCCCACGAGCAGAAGACCTCCGGCTCCAGGATGTTCAGCCTCGGCTTCTCCGCATCCACCAGCACGATCACCATATCCCGTCGGTATATCCCCTTGTCCGCCAGCACAGCACCCATCTGCCGGATAAACTTCAGCAACAAATCCTCCTCCTGCGGCAGCGGGATCAGCGGCAGCGTCCCATATTGCGCCGCCATCGAGCCCGTCAGCACCTCATGCAGCCCGAGGGCCGACCCCGCCTGCACCGCTGTATTAGCAGCCGCGCTCATTGGATCGCCTCCCACTCAGCCCAAGCCTTGAAAAACGCCTCCTCATGCTCCGGCCAAGCCTGCATGAACCTCACCCACACCTTTTTGCGCGCCCGCCCCTTCGGCACCTGCGCACCACGGCGCGTCACCACCTTAGCAAATTCCACCACCCCATCCGTGCGCCCCTTCTTTTTCTCCACCGAGAGCCATTTCAAGAAAGTCGGCTTCATCTTCACCATCCCCTTCTGCTTCGCGATCCGCTTCCGCAGATTCGCGCGGAACGCCTCACGCCCCGCATCATCCAACCCCCGCACATCATCATTGAGATCCTTCGCCACAGGCGAGTATCCATGAATCGACTTCACCCGCTTCCGCAGAGCCTCCGCGAAATTTTCCTCGCCAACAAACCAACCCCGACCCGCCTCATCATTATCCGCCATCAGGAAAGCCGTCGCATCATTCCGCAGCGCGTATTCCAGCATCCGCTTCCAACTCGTCGCCCCCCGCATTCCGAAAACCGCCACCTGTGCAGGCCACTTCGCCTCCCAGCCCATCACATCGATCAGCGCCAGTGCATCCCACTGCCCCTCGCAGCAGAAAATATACCTCGCCGCCTCACTACCCCCCTCTGGCAGCACCACAAAAGGCCACGCCCCCAGCCCGCGCGAAGTCTCGCACTCCAGCCGCTCGCCCTCTACCCATCGATTCGAGTAGCGCCAACTCGCCTTCTCCCCCTCCTTGCGAGGAGCCAAGCGCACATGGAAACCGATATCCCTCACCACACCATCCACCACATCGCGGATCAGGAACGCCTCGCGCCACGCGCCATACATCATCACCCGCCCGCAAAGTTGCTGCCTGCCAGCCCAAGCGATCACCTCTGGGCGAATGCCACGCCACACCGCCCAGCGCGCCACCTCAGCCCCATCCGTGTATAGCTCCGCGCAAGCCCGCTCCCACTTCAGAGCCGACTCACCCACCAGAGCCTCGATCACCACCGCCTCCTCTTGTGGCAACTCCCGCTTCGGCAGCGGCCTCGGGATCGCATCCCGCGAGCCACCCAGCCCCGCGAGTGCCGCCAGCGCATCCTTCGCTTGGATGAAATCCATCCCATGCGCCAACTGCATATACTCCACCACATCCCCCTTCGCATCGCAGCCAAAGCACTTGAACCAATCCCCACCCGCCTTCTCATGCAGGTGGAAACTTGGCGTCGTCTCATTATGTATCGGGCAGCACGCCACCCAGGATGTCCCTGCTCGACGCAGGGACACCCCATCCCGCTCCAGCAACTCACGCAGAGTCACCCGAGCTTTTATTTCGCTCACATCCACCACAGATTATCCTTTTTTTAGTTGTTTATTTCAGTTACTGGCTCCCATACCGCCAAGGGGCGACAATGGCACTCGGGACGCTTGCTTTGCTTCCACGATCCGGTTCGACGGATTGCCCCCGACTTATAAAAAGCCAAAATGATTGCACCCAAAGCACGCGGCTCCCTTGGCTGTGCCCCGAGGCGCAACCAAACATCGTCGGTCGTGAATTCTTTCTGGCGCGCAATCAGACTGCGCACCGCCCCCTCCATTGCAGCAATCCACTCTGGAGATGTGCTGCGATACACGCGCTGGATCGCGTTTTCTTTCCATTTTTTTCCAGTAAAAAGATCGAGCTGAATCACGGCACGACCTCCACCTGGCGCGCTTTCGCCCTCAGCTCGCGCACCACCGCTTGCTGAAGCATGTTGGTCGATGTCATCTCATCCAGTCTGCGAGCCAGTCTGCGGTTCTCCTCCAGCAGACCCGCCACATCCATCGTGATCGGCGAGTGCGACTCGTGCATCAGCCACTGCATCTCCGCAGGAGAGAGCCTGCGAGTGCAGCCATTGCACACGATCGCCACATCCGAGATTCCATCGTCGGGCCTCAATACGAAGCCCGACACATGCGATCCGCGCTCAGTCAACACCGCAGCCTTCGCCGCAGTCTCCTCGCGGCCTGTGGAGGAAAAATCCAATGCCTCCAACAAAATATCCTCCATATCTCCGAGGATTCTTGAATCACGATGCTCGATCACTTCCTCACCATCCGCATCCACCACAAATCGCGTGCTCATTTTCCGCCCTCCAGTTGCGCGATATTATCCGAAACCCGCATCGCCTGCTCATATCGATCCGAATCCATCTCAAATCCGAATCGAACTTGGCCCGATACCCGCACATTCTCATTAGAGAAAGTGCAATCCCATGACTCACACCAGATCCTTCCGCCTGGAATTTCCCTGCATTGCCCCGGCCTCGGCAGCCGTTCAAAAAAACCACTCATTTCGCGCCCTCCTTGATTATCCAAGCGACATGAATCACTTGGCCGCTGCCGAGCTTCACATTTTCGCCCATATGGCCCGCGACTACCCCTTGCTGTGGCGAAGGCTCCCCAATCAAGCTGTAGGTAATGACATCGCCCACCTTATATTCAGACGCCTTTGACTTCTGCGTGTCTCGCTCATTTCCCATGTCTCGCCTGAAATCCCTATTGCTAACTTCGAGCATCGCGTCGGCTTGAGCGAAGGCCATTTCTGCCCAAGACTCTTCCTGCAATTCACGATTACCTTCAGAATTTGCGAGTATTCCTGCCAATGCCTGCCCCGCGAACCAATCGCGCCTGGACATGCCTTCAAATCCAATCGCCACGCATTCCTTTCCAGAGAATTGGTCCGTCCATTTCAAATGCTTTTGAGGGAAAGCCGGACCCCCATCTGTGCGACGAGGACTCTTTTCTGCTATCCAGCCCTCAGTGGTGCCTGTGGCTAAACTCATTTGAACACCTCCTCCGTGCTATAAATCTCCACGCAGTCTCCCACTTGGCGCGTAAACGCAGTTCTGCCATCCGCTTTTGCGCTCTTGCTCAAGACCTCCGCAATGTCGGCAAAGTTAGCCATGGAAACTGGCAGTTTTATTCTGGCCATCACCACCTCCGAGCTGTCCGCTTCCTTTGCGGCTATCGCGACTTGTGCCGTTGCGGCCATTGCTTCGACCTCCGCACCACAAGTTGCAACCTCCGTAGCAGGCGTGTTATGAGCCACTAAATCATGTAGTTCGACCCATTCTTTTAGCTCGATGATCCCGACCCAATCAGCGATCCGCCCATCCTCCCGAACCTTCAAAATGATGTAATCGCCATATCCGCTATCTCCGACACACAGCAACCGATCCGGCACATAGTCACCAGCCCACTTGAAGAGCTTGTTCCCCTCCGAATCCGCCAGCCAGTAATCACCATCATCGCAGATTTTGTAGTGGATGTCCGCCGTCGTCCCCATCGGCCAACCGAGAATTTTCCCAGTCGCAAGCTCGATGGATGGCTTCCAGGAGTTCCCCTCGCGGCAAGGAATGAGCGAGCCCTCCGCATCAGAAACCCCATTAACCTCGGCATCCTCCCAATACCGCACCCGCGCATCGACCATTAAAAGAGAGGGACTCATTTCGACGCCTCCTTCACTTTGGCTACAGCCTCATCATGCAGCCGGGCGATTGGCGCTACATCCTCGATCCAACGCTCAAGCGTATCGATCGGCCACGAGAGGATAGCCTCCTTGCCCCCGACCTTCTTTTCCCAGCGATCCCAGCGATTGAGCATCCCTTGATAGCTCAAGATTCCGCTGCCCTGGCCGCTCATCATTTCGATTTGCTCCTTAGTCAGCACACGCTTGGCCTCAATAGAACGCTTCAGAACCAATCCCGACATCTTATGCTTCACCGCCTTGGCCAGCCAATGCGCCTGCCAATCATACTCCAGCCCAGCAACCACGAAATAATGCTCCGCCGAGAGCTTCGGATGCCGCAGCCCCCTCGGCACATCGCTCACAGCCCGCGCCCTCTTCACCAGCGCGAGATCAAACTCCATCTGCGCCAGCATCGCCTCCACCTCACGCTCCCAGCCATTGCTGCGAACGAAGGTAAAAAGATCCGCCAGCGCCACCGCGCCCGCCGTATCCCAAGCCTTGAACGCCATCAGGATTTCCTTGACATTTTCCAATGTCGTCGTCTCCGGCAGATCCAGTCCTGTCGGAGTCCAGCGAGCTTTCGCCCCCTCCTCCACATCCTTACCGCCGTCTGATACCGAGAGCGTCAGCTCCCATTCCAACTCATCTTGTGTATTGTTCATGATTTTTTTATTTCTGCTTACACCCCGACTAGGGTGCATTTTTGGTTTCGCCAGTGTTTGGCTTTCTGAGCCTCGCTGTAGGCCCGACATTTTTCGGTGTCCCTCATATTGGACGCCGCAGGCAGGTTTAATTCCCTCTGCCAAAACTTTGCATTCTTGGAGATCGCAGCACGCGAAACAGCAATCCTGAGCGCGTATTCCTGCATCGTCCCGAGTCCGTGCGCGAGAGCGAGGTCTGCTGCATAAGCCAGTCCAGCCGCCGTCAGCTTCGTGTTCGCGCAATCAATGAATTCCGACAGGATGCGCTCAACCACCCGCATCTTGATTTTATCCGCCTTGCGTCCCGCGACCCTATTATGCCAAGCAAGGATTCCACGCACCTCGCCAGCGGGAAGCCATGGCTGAACTTCTAAAGCGTCAGAAAGCTCCAGCTCGCGACGCCAAAATTTGACGCTGCTCAAAATCCCGTGCCTCGACACAATGCAGGCCACATTTTTTGCAAGCGCGACCTCCTTCGCCTTCCTGACGAAATCCCGTACGCCCAAATCAAAATCTTCAGGCGTGCGCTTCTTAACAAGCCCATTGCGGAGAGCGAGGTCGATGTTCGCAAAAGCGAGTCCCGCTGTAGCCATCTCCGCATTTTCAGAATCAAGAAAAACTCCCGCGATCCGAACGATCGCCCGCATCCTGATCTTCTCCGCTTTCTGCCCCGCAACCTTATTATGCCAATCCAGAATCCCCCAAGCCGCATCCAGCGTCACGCCGAGCGTCTCTGCCAGGAGTTCATGCGAAGGATTCCACATCCGCTCGTCCAATCTACACCCCATCACCAGATCCAGAGGCACGCCCAGCATCTCCGCCAGCAACTCAGGCGAAGGATCCTCAAATGTCCCATCCAGAACCTCAGTCACATTAGGGGTATAAGAGGCCGACACGCGCTCCGCCGCATCCGTCAACACGCCCAGCGACACACGCCGCGAGCTATGCGAACGCGGATCCTCGACATCAGGCACAGCCGCCGAACCCAGCGCCCTACGCTGAGCTGGGGTGAGATTTTTCTCGAACTCGTCAAAGGCCAGCACATACAAAGCCTCCTGACGGCGCTTGTGAGCGTGATACTCGTCGTCCACGCTCATAAGGCCCTCCGTGTTACACTCGTGTTACACTCGCCTCGTAAGTAGCTGATTACAAGTGGCGGAGGAGGTGGGATTCGAACCCACGGGACTCTATAAAGGGAAAAAGACGGCCAATGATGACCGCAGAGGGTCTTTTTTACTGGGTCGTTACTTCTGTGGGACATAATTTGTTGATCGGATTTGTTACAGTGTTACACTGACCTCATGGCCTCGCTTTACACTCGCCCGAATTCCCCTTTCTGGTTTTTGAAACGGAAATTGCCTGGAGGTAAATGGGTGAGCAAATCGACGGGACTGAGGGCTGAAAGCGAGATTGAGACGGCTCAGGCGAAGGTTCTTTGTGCGCAGGCCGGACTTGCCGAGACGAACAACGAGCGGAAAAAGGACAAGGACTCGGGATGGGGCTGGGTAGAGGGCTGGCTGAATTCCAAGTGGGCGAATGAGGAGACCACCAAAAGAAACCTCGGTCGCTGGAAGCATATCGAGCACTGGCTCGCCCTGGCAGGCTTCTCGCACCCCAGCATGATCGAGTTCCGCCACGGCGCGCAATTTGTAGAGTGGCGAGAGGGACGCAAGGCGAGGCATCGCCTTTGTGGAAGAAATACAGCCTTGGGCGACGCCAAGCTCCTCGGGCAGTTGATGGGAGTTGCCGTGCAACGCGGAATGGTGAAAGCAAACCCCATTCGAAAACTCGGCATCGCCAAGAACCCCGCTGCTGAAAAGCGAGAGATCACGGACGAGGAAATAACCCGCTGCATTCAAAACCTCGAAATTGAGCCCGACTGGATGAAGTTGGCGTTTTTTATCGGCCTGCACACCGGCTGCCGCTTGAAAGAGACTTCTTTGACAATGAAACTGGTGGACTTCAAGAGAGGGACAATCACCTTCCCCTGCCCAAAGGGTGGGCGAAAAAAAGCTTTTACCCGCCCACTGCCAAGCGAACTCGATCCCATCTTGCGTCCGCTGACAGGGAAGGAAAGGAGCCATACACTTCCCGAGCATGCAAGCAGGAGCCTTGGCAGGTTTTTTAAGAGATGCGGAGTGGAGGGTGTGACCTTTCATAATCTCAGGGTCAGCTATGTGACGAGATTGCATCGAGCAGGCGTGCCGCTTTCGGCGGCAATGCGGCTGGTGAACCACTCGTCAGAGATTGTTCATGAGATTTACAACCGGCTGTCGGTTGATGATGTGATGCCTTGGAGGGATGTGAAGCTTTGGCCTTCCACCAGCGAAAAAAATCCTGCTTCATCAAAAGCCGCCCGACCCTCGGGAAAGTCTCGTCCGCAGCCCACCGCAAGGCCGTCTTATAAGACACGCCCTGGATCTCGGAAAGCTCCTTGAGATTTACAGGAAGACCAGCATCCCACTTTTCAGAGAGAGTCATTTCTTTTTTCGCTCCTCTTTGTTTTTGAGTTCTTGGAGGGCGTGGGCGACGACGCGGCTCACGGGGACTTCGATGCCGCCGTTTTTGCAGCGGCTTTTGACCCAGTTGTGAAGTTCGAGGGGAAGCGAGACATTGAGCGCTTTGTAGTTCATGTGAAATTTGACGCTGACAATCATTTCATCGCTGAAAGTGATTTCAACACTAAAATAAAAAAAGTTTTTTTTCGTGCTTTTTCTATTGACATCGGCTCTGGGAGCGGGTTTGCGGGTGGGTGGGTGATGGCCCCATGTTGCCATTACTGGCATTGCTGATAGTGTTTTTATCAAATGAAAAAGAAACCACCCGGCCAGAAAAGCGTTGTCACGGGAGTGTCGCTGCCGCCCGATTTGGACGCTTGGGCGAAGAATTACGCGAGGCGCTCCACGGGAGATCCGACGCTGAAATCCAGCTTCAGTCTGGTGGTGCAGCAGGCCTTGCACGAGTTCAGGGCGCGCGTGGAGGGAAAAGCGCAGAGCACCGAGACGGGAGCGGAGTGGGCCGTAAATGTTGGTGCGGGGACTATCAATCCATCCGCGACTTCCGCCACTTCGTCCTCAACGGTTGGGACGGGCCGCTCCCGGAGGGTTGGGTCGGCGAGGTGATTGATCTGACCGCAGCCGATGCCGAGTGCCTGCAGAGGTAGATTTTATCGGCCTCTGCGCGTGTCAAGCACTTTTTATGCCCTCGGCCGCGTGGCTTCGTGGTGCATGCTGTCGTAGCCCCAGAACGCTCCGGCGCTTTGCCAACCTTCTTTGGCGAACTCTTCCATAATGGAGAGCGGCATATCGGCCACAAGCGGCCATGGATCGCGGAAGGTGTTGTCATCCGCATCGAGATCGATCGCGGCTCCCCAGGAGTGGACGGAGAGCGAGGTGCCTCCCCGTTTGTTTCGGAAATTGTAGCAGCCGCCGTAGTCCTCGGCGGGCTCCATGATCTCGCGCGTGCCTGCCCCGCGCTCGCCGATGGCGGTGAGGATGCGCAGGAGCGAGGCGGCGACTTTTTTGTGGCATCGGGATTTGGTGACGCGCTTCCCGCCGTAGAACATGGGAAAAGGGAACTCGATTGTGACGAGGTTGCCCTCATCCCCCGGCTCGCCGTAGAACTCACGCAGCCCCTCGCGGGTCGAGAATGGCCAGGGATTCGGCGTCGGCATGAGGCTCTTGAGATGCTCGCGGCATCGGGCCTGCGACTTCGGCCCCCAGAAGCCATCGGCCGTGACCCCGATCGTGCGCTGCATGCGCTGGATTTGTTCGGTTGTCATCGGGTGAGAAAGGCGAGAGCCAGGAATACAAAGGAAATGATAATGAGCCCGAGAGCGATATGACCTGGTTTCATTTGGCGACTCCGCGTATTTTTTCAATGGTGCGATAGCCGCCGATCCCAAGCATGGCGAAGAGCAAGCTCATGAGCATCTCGCTGGGCAATGCAATGACGGGCGCGGGCTGCTTTGTAGCGAGCGTGTAGGCGAATGAAAAGACAGGCTGGCCGATACCCATCCACGCAAAGGCAAGCGCCCCTGCCCACCCGCAGGCGGGTCGCCAGCCGCTCACGAAGAGCGAAGAGCTTTGAGCTTCGACCTTATTGGTCTCGCTTTGCTGTTGCGCTTCGGCAGCCGCGATTTCAAGCACCTTGAGATTCCACTGCTCTTTCGCCCTATTTTTTGCGTCGGTGTCGGGCACAAACTTTTCGATCAAATCGATGCCGCTTTTGATTGCGGCTGGCACATCCCAAGTCATCGCGCCCCCCCCCTTTCGAGTGTGCGAATACGATTTTCGTGATCGTTCAAAATGTTATCGTGGCGAGCATCGGTGACTGCGTTCTGCTCCATGCGTATCAGCACAGCCTCGATCTTCTCGATTCGCGTGTTTGCCGCCGTAAACTCCTCCTTTGTAACGAATTTTGTGCCAAGGAGCGCGACGGCAAGAAGCGCGATAGTGGACGCCACTTTTAGCCCGACATCAAAGTATTTGGCGAGGTCGTTCATTGCTCAGAAGATATTTTTAAAAAAGCTCTTGCTTCAGTCTCGGAATCAAACCAATACCACCCATCGACGGGGTATGTATGTTGTTCGTGCGTTTCTTTGCGGAGTTCGTAATTTTTATTAAGCACAAAATTTGGCCCGTAAATCAACTCGCCGTTTTCGTTTTTGTAAAATCCAGATGTGTCTTCCATAAAAAATTATCTTACAACAGTCCAATTTTTTGCTGTTGCAATTGCAGGGTTGTCGGTCGCTATGCCGTAGTTGCCCGTGACAGTTATAGTTTGTGTTGGT